TCGCGGATGCAGAAGCGGCATACGACAAGGCAGTCTCTTTAGCCTTTATCAATAACGCCGGCACAGTTGCAGACCGACAGGCTGTTGCTAAGTTGCAATCGGTAGAGGAAAAGCTAAAGGCTGACCTAGCCAAGGCTGAGTACAACAGGGTCAAAACCAAGATGAGAACCCTGTCAGATCAGGCCACAATGATGGCTGTCATAAGCAAAAATGTGGAAATACAGTGGAAACACGCCTAGCTGGTAGCCTTGGCTGGTGATTGCCGAAACCTGCTCATGTGGTGCCAAGTTCAAAACTGACGAGGCCAACCCGATTCTGCTAGTTAGAGAATGGCGCAGAAAACACAACTGCCAGGAGCCAGCACCAGAACTGAGGGATTTTGAAACAAGCTCATCGATTGGATTTAGCGCCGACTACAAAGGCACCGGACTTGACATCCCTGCAAAAGAATACGACCCTTGGGATGAATAAAAAAACCTTTGACAAGTTTTTAGCAAGGGATGTTTGCTGCTCTCACTGTGGCACTACGGATGACACACTTATCCCTCAGCACCGCAAGAACCGAGGCATGGGAGGAAGCAAAAAGCTAGACAGACCAAGCAACATCATTGTCTTGTGCTCGGAGGCTAACGGCTTGCTCGAGTCAAACAGCAAGTTTGCAGAGCTCGGCCGCAAGTTCGGCTGGAAGCTTGAGCGCTGGCAAGAGCCTGAAAGCACCCCTGTTTACATGGGCAACGGCTGGTTCCTGCTAGATAACGATTACAACACACGCAGGGTAGAGCACGACATTGATTACTTTTAGACTGCTAATGTACAAACACAACTAAATAACAAAGGCCCCCCTGAGAGAACTCAGAGAGGCCGATACCAACAGATCAGGTGTTGGCATCTCTAGCAATTATAGTGTGCCAACCTAAAAAGGAAGGCGCATTTTATGTTTAACTGGGAGAGCAAAACACTCGCCGAAGTGCTTGAGATGTACGGCGGAAACATTTTCATGGCTGAGATGGATTACCAGGCTATGGGACTAGACAACGGCCAGTGGGTCATGCTTGTCAAAGAGGGTTACGATAACAGAGTCATTAGCCCGACTGTCATGATGCTGATGGCTGAGAGAGCAGCAGCAAGATGAGCATTGAGGCAGTAGCCCTAGTACTAAACAACTCCAAAGCCACCGGCAGGGCGAAACTTGTCTTGCTTGGAATTGCAAACCATCTTGGAGATCAAGGAGCCTGGCCTTCAATTAGCACTTTGGCACGATACGCAAATGCCTCAGACCGATCTGTCAAGCGCGACATCCAAGAACTGATTGAGCTCGGCGAGCTAAGGGTCGAGCTACAAAACGCACCGACAAATCACCAATACAAGACCAACCTTTACTGGATAACAATTGGCTCAGGGGTGACAGATTCAGCACCAGGGGTGACAGACTGGGTAAGCAGGGGTGACAGCTCAGGTAAATCAGGGGTGACACCTGTTGGCACACAAAACAACAATATAACCATCAAAGAACCATCACTAAAAAGCAACGCTGATGAGTTTGAAACCTTCTGGAATCTATACCCAAAAAAGATTGCAAAAGCTGATGCTCTAAAAGCCTGGAACAAAGCCACAAAGAAAAAAACCGCTGAGGAGCTGATTGGACTAGTCAAGGCTTACTCAGAGAGCAAACTACCCGACCACCAGTTCATCCCTTACCCTGCCTCATGGCTAAACAAAGAGCTTTACGATACAGTCCAAACTGAGCAAACAAAACCAGCTGGCAAACCTATCTTTGGGAGAATCAAGTGACCCACTTTGAGATGTCCGTTATTGGCTCGGTGCTCCTGACCAACGGCAAGGCACTGGATGACCTGACACTCTCGCCAGCCGACTTCTACGATCTAAACAATGGCAAAATCTACGAGGCGATGCTCGAGATGAAGCGCGACAGATTGCCCTTGGATGTGATTACTCTCTCTGCAAGGCTTCCTAAGTACGCAAGCTTTTTGCACGACTGCATGACCGCAACCCCAACAGCTGTGAGCGTTGCCTACTACGCCAGCAAGGTGATTGAGGAATCAACTAGGAGAAAGCTTGCACAGGCCGGAACACTGATCCAGCTAAAGGCACAAAGCGATGACTTACCTGCTGCAATGAATCAGGCCAAGCGAGAGATTGACAATCTAATTGACCGCAACCAAGCAAGCAAACCAAGCTATGTTAGCGAGGAGCTGATTCCTTACCTTGACGAGATTGACAAGCCCAAAGATTACCCACTTAGCCCTTGGCCATCACTCAACGAGATTCTTGCAGGATTTAGACCAGGAGCTCTTTACATTATTGGAGCTCGGCCTGGCATTGGAAAAACAATTGTTGGCTTGCAGATTGCTTGGGAGCTTTCAAAGCAGGGGCCAGTTAGTTTTCACAGCCTTGAGATGGGCAAATCGGAACTCTACAACCGCATAATCAGCATGGAGGCCGAGGTCTACATTGGCAACATTGAGAAGGGGACACTCAAGGACATTGACTGGGACAAGATTGCAAGAGCTAAAGAAAAGATAACGAGCCATCAGCTCGCGATCCACGACAAGTCTGGCCAAAACCTTATGCAGATACGAGCCCTTGCGAACAGCGTAAAAGGCAACGGCAAGCTCCGAGCAATAGTCGTTGACTACCTCGGCTTGATTCAGGACACTGAAAAGGGCCGAAAGCGTTACGAGATGATCACTGACATTTCTATCGGGCTAAAGAACCTTGCTCGAGATTTGGATGTGCCAGTCATTGCACTAGCCCAGCTCAACAGAGGACCTGAGCAACGCAAAGACGCCCGACCCGACCTGGCTGACCTTCGCGACTCAGGAGGGATTGAGCAGGACGCTGACGCTGTAATACTTCTGCACCGAGAGTCAATCGCTGAGGATCAGTTTGAGTGGCAAAAGAGCTGGATGATTATGAAGGTTGCCAAGAACCGACAGGGAGGCTTGGGAGAAGTAGGACTCAAGTTTGAAGGCCACCTTTCCCGAGTTGTTGAGGGATAAGATTATGGCGTGGATGACAATGTGGCACTGTGCTGCCGATGCGGTGCGACCTGGAAGGTCAACACTCACAAGCGAAAGAGGAAAGACCTTAAGTGCCAGTCCTGCCGGATGCACCGAGCCTTGGTCATTAAGTACGGCTCTGAGAAGTGCATACCTTGGCAAGGCGAGTTTGACAAGGAAACCCTTACCATTCCACTCTTTGACGGAAAACCAGTGCTACCAGGACTTAGATCTTGTGGCCACCTAGACTGCACCAACCCTAACCATGTCATAGGTGACCACTAAAGTAAAAAAAAACAAGAGAAAAGGAAAAAGAGATGGCAAGCATCAAAGTAAAAGGCACCATTAGCCGAGTCTTCTACGAAGGCAAAGGCATTGAGCTAACCGAGGCCTACACAACCAAGGCTGGCGAAACAATCAACAAGCGATACACAGTTTGGCTAAAGACACCAACCACTTTTGACATCGGTCAGGAGATTCAGGTTGAGGGTCTTTACAGCTCTGAGATTGACAACTGGACCAACAAAGAAGGCGAAGCAAAACAGTCAATCAAGGTCAGCATCAACAACCCTTACATCACACCAGGCAACCCTGCCGATGTGGTGAAGTCGATGTTTGAGCCAATGCACGAGCCAAGCCCCTTTTGAAAAATCTCCGTTGGCTAGTCCCTGCCCTCACCGCCGGCATACTAATAAACCTATCCTTGAACACAACTAGCGTTCTTGAGGGTTTGGGACTAGCCCTCGGCCTTCTCTACAGCCTTGCTGCCATAATGGGAGCATGGGAACTGCATGGCCGAGGTAAGCTTTAGCTTTTCTGGCGATCCAGCCAGCCAAGGCTCCCACGCAATCATGCAAGCCCGGATCGTGCAGGTCAACAGTAAGAAACACAAGGCCTGGCGAAAAGCAATAACCGATGAGGTAGGTGCAACACTGCCCCCCGACTGGGAGCCGATAGACGGCCCCTGTGAGCTCATAGTCAACTTCTACATGGCAAAGCCAGCGTCAGTAAAACGCTCATCCCCTTCAGTAGCTCCCGACCTAGACAAGCTTGTCCGATCGGTGGGCGATGCCCTAGCCATTGCAGGGGTTTATACCGATGACAGCCGAATCACTCGAATCTCAGCGCGAAAGCTCTACGCCCAAGGCATTGAACCAGGGGCCACAATCACTGTAAAAGCCCTAGATTAGGCCAAAATAACGCCTTTATAACAATGCCAAAAAAAGGCAAAAAAAAGGCAAAAATCTCCCAAAAAACACCAAAAAGATTGCTACTGTAAATATACGAGCTCAAGGGGAGCTCAGAACAGGAGCACCAAATGAACACAACTGACCCAGCTACCGCAGAGGGCTACAGCTACAACATTGAAGGCTTTTACACTTCTGCTAGGGACACCGGTGCAGAGCTAAACAAGTTCCGCATTCTTGAGGAGCTTCGCAAGAAACTTGACTCAACAAAAAACCCAGATGAAGCATTCGGACTGAGAATTGCCATTGAGATTGTGAGAAAAAACTGATGAGAGGCT